ATCCAGGCCACAATTGGATTGCTACCGACAAAAACCGAGTAGATCCAATCCCAAACTCCTTGTAGGATGTTCTTCCACTCATCAGCTGCGGCGGACAGATATTCCTTTGTCACACTCCACATCTCGCCAAAATATGCACCCCAATCGAAAGGTTTAGGATCTTTGGCGAGTTCAGCAATACCCTTGGCAAACTCCTTCACCGGTCCAGCGAAGTCCAATCCAGTCCAGTCTTTTAACTTTTTGAAAATATCGCCGATTAGAGAGTTGCCACCTTTCAGGAAAACATTCCAATCCTCGAGCACCAGCAAAATAGCTGAAACAATCAAAAGAAATTTACCGATTGGACCACTTTTGATTATTTTATTTAGGACAAACAATGCAACAGCAACAAGCAAAATGCCCTTTTGCAACGGGCTGAGACGAGACACCAAATCTTTGATGAAAATCAACGCATTGCTGACGGCGTCGATCGTCTCTCGCACAGAATCGGCGATTCTATTAAACACCTTCTCTACTTTTTGCTTGACGATATCCTTGTTTACCTTCCACCATCTGATGAACTTATCGGTGAGCTCTTTTATCTTTGGCAGTAGTGCTTTGGTGATCGTGTTCTTTACGCCTTGCAATGCAGCGTTTATTCTGATCTGCTGATCGCCAAACTCATCACTGGCAGATACCAAGTCGTCTCCCATGACGGCGCCGAGATCCTCCATCTCCTGCATCATGTCTTTGATGGATTTTCCGCCTTCTTTGAGCATCGGGATAAGCGTAGTGCCAGATCGACCAAACAGTTTAACTGCGATTGCAGTTCGTTCTGAATCAGACTTTAATCCTTGCATCTTATCGGCGACATCGAAGATCAGATCTGTCGACGATTTCAGCTTACCATCACTACCTTTAATCGATATTCCTAAGTTTTTGAATTCTTTTGCTGCCGCCGCATTTCCGCTTGCGGCATTGGATTGCGCGATTTGTAGTTTACGTAATCCGGTTTCAACGTCTGACAGATTTGCCCCGGTCATTTTCGCCGCATAATCAAACTTCTGCAGCGTCGTGGCGGAAATACCGGTGCGCTGTGATAGGTCATTGAAGCGATCGCCAAGAGCAACGGTCTGCTCTACTATTCCTTGCACCCATCGCACGGCGCCAAATGCGGCGACGGCGGCGACCGCTCCCTTCGCCAACGAGACTATCCCATTTAATCCGCTGTTGACATCGTTGAAACCCTTTTTATCGGCTTTAATACCAAATGAAGTGAGCAACTCGCGAACGATCATTAGGTATTCTCCGTCGCTCTGTACTCAACCTCATCGCGTAGATCGAGCGCCTCGTGGATATCAAGCAAATCAACCAGATCGTAGTAGGTCATGATCTCTGTCAACGTTGCGATCCTCTCTACCACAGGGCGCCATACAAACCAGTTTAGATGCTCGGGGATTGGGAGACTGACGCCCTTTCCTTTTCCGCGCCTTGGCCACTGGCACCTTTCACCAAGGCGCTGAAGACTTTTCCCCACTGCACACCCATGCCCCAAGTTACCCAGCGAAATAGCCCGCCAATGTCACCAAGAAAATGAATGTCGAAAATCTTATTCAACGGCATTCCATCAACCTGAGTCACATCTGCGAATGACTTCTCAATCAACCGTACGATATCTTTGTTCAATCCGCCGAAAAATTCTTTCGCCGCCAAGGTGAAAAAATTCGGGGAAAACTCTTGCTCCAAAAACGTGCTGACATCTATTTTTGATCCACTGCGGTTTGAAATAAGGACGTCAAGAATCGGTCCACATGACGGGCCGACCATCTTCAGCACATCAAACAGCAAATCCTGGCTCTGCATCGGTGGAAGCATGTACATGACATACTTTTTACCATCGATGATCGTTTCTTGTGGTACATTCTGCGGCATCGGTTATCCTTCTATCAGATATTCCCGCCGACATTTCCGGTCAGCGAATCAGTTTCGATCGTCCATTCTCGAGTCTCAACGTCTTGTGAGTAAGTGACATCAGCCGGCTTTACAATCCAAGCTTTCTCGGCGATTAATTTGGTAGATCCGAAAAGGTCATTGAGCGAGTATGGACCAATACCATCTCCTCCCGGGCTCATCTCGTCGAGATTACTCAACCCTGACAGCAAATCATTCGTGGCCGACGATTGCAACAGTGTAAATGTAATCCTCGCAGATTTATTGTTCGACCTTGCGCGGCATGCTTCTCCGGTAGCACCAACACGCAAGGTAAACGAATCTTCATTTCGCACGACAGTAACAAAAGTTCCATCGGCGTATCCAGTTATCGGTATTCCAGCAAGCACCTGGATTAACTTTGCCGGATCATAGTTTGTAGGCATTTATTTATCTCCTTTTTCCTACGAATAGGAAACAGTGCCAGACACTTCAACTTTATGGATTGCGCCGGCAAGTAATGCTGTGAATGTCACATCCGGGAGCAAACGCGCTGCTTTATCAACATCCGATATCGTTGAAACCAATGGCACAATCACATTCGGAGTTGGGATGGTCGGATCGTCGACGAATAACGCCCAATTGGGGTTTGATCCTTCTTTGAGCACACCCATCACTGCATTTCCTATGATCGCCGCTCCGGAATCAGTATACGGAATCTTCTTAGTCGCCGCCATTACGGCTCCGAAGATTGCCTCTTGCATACGAGCCATTGCCCAATCGAGACCATGGATCACATCGAACCATTCATTCGCCGGAACAATCCCAGAGAATGTGAAATTTCGACCAGCTTCTACCGTGTAGTAATTTCCGTATTTTGCTTCGATCGCAGTACGTTTCGCCGGTGTCAAGTAAGTATAATCAATACCAGCCAATGTTTTGTATGCCCATGTGATTGACCCTGGATCTTGCGGTAGTCCCTTGCCAACCCACGCGGCGCATGGATATTGAATCCCTGCCTTGTGGTGATACATCAACATCGTCCTGGTGTACCCAGCGGTAACCAACAGCGAAAGAATATCAGTGGTCACAAGTGGATCATAGATTTCATCATCGGCGCATGAAACAATCATGGTCTTTTTCAACGTCTCGATGTAGAGCGCGGCGTCTTCAATGGCTGCTTTGGAATTGTTGGTCAGAATGACGCAATACCAATCGTCATTCTCTACTCTGACAGCCATGATATCCTCTACGATCCCATGTGCCGCATCGTTCGTGGTTGTGTTTTCCAAGTCAATCAAATCTGGGTCTGCTGCAAAAATCGTGAACGGCGTCGCAACCGCATTGGCTGTGATCGTGACGGTAGTGGCCGTAGCTACGATTGTCACCGCTTCGGTCAATGCATCAAGCAACGTTTTCAAATTTGAGCAAACCTCAGAAATTAACGGTGTGACATCAGTGGTATAGGTCACGGCATGACCATTAAGTGTCACCGTGTAATCCTGACCTCCTGCAGCCTTGAGTTTTCCGGCGATCGGGCTAAGCACTTGAACCATGACCTTTCGGTCTGCTTCTCTTCCGAGCACTATTTTGGGAGGTCTCGGATTTTGTGCAAACACCGCCGTCGCCGCTCTTACTGCCTCATCAGTCAATGCGAAGCCATCGGTGATCATCTCATCGATAGAGTAGTACTCCTTCGATCTTTCGGCCCATTCCGTATGATATGCCATAATCAACGGAACACCAAAACTAACCCGAGTCGGAAACGTCGTGCTCCTTGCGATTGTTACGTTAAAAAGGCTGTCTAATGACATAGCTTTTTTCTCCTATTCTTCTTCAACCTCGAGGATTTCATCAATACCGAGTCCAGTAGATTTAATTGCTACATGCTCGATGAAACTTAGATATTCACTTGTCGATAACCGTGTCCCAAACGTGACGTCTAGGGCAGCCCATGACATCAATTGATCGGGCAGCAATTGGTCTAAGTTTTTTATCTCTCCCTTGTTAAAAACGCCAACGCCAACAGAATTAAATGCCGCCCGATAATCTGTATGTTCAAGCGCCGCGAGCGCGCGTGCAAGATAGTTGCGAGAGCTGCTGGTGGGAATTACCGAGTCATCTTTCGATACCCGCGCTTGCACTCCGACGACAAATTTGCATGGCACTAAATGATCCAATTTGACGGTATCAACTGGATATGCCTGCGCAGGTACATCAACAATCAAATCATGATCCGCAACCTGAATCCAAAACGCATCGTCTTCTGTTTTTGCCGTGATCGTTATTTTTGTAGCAGTCGCTACCACCGTCACCTCGTCATGCAACGCATCAATCAATGATTTAAGTCCGGCGCAAACTTCGACGATAGTTGGCGTTACATCCGTGATATACGTCAATACATGACCGTTGAATACAACGGTAAAGCTTTGTCCACCAGCCGGCTCCAACGCTTCTGAAACAGGAAGAAGATCAATGGTCAAAATCATTACCGGATCGATGTAGGTATCTCGCTCTTCCCACATTGGGCTTGCCAACGTAGGTCCGGAAACTATCGACAATGTGCAAAACGGATACGGTGGTTGTGGACTCCCTTGCTTTTGCCAAACCGTGGTCAATCCTGTCGAATCTGCAACCCATTGATGCAGTGTGTTTTCGAAAGATTCGAAATCGAAAGGTGAGGATACCGGGTTCATATGGTCATCCTTGGCCTTTAAGTACAGCAATACCGCTGTACCAAGGAGGAGATGCATCAGTATGATTCTCAACCTTGATGATTTCAAATGTTTCTCCGTCTATCTCGATTTCATCCGGCTGTGTTGCCGTTTCAACGGATCCGGCTTTGAGCTCTATCGTTTGCGTATAGATTTTTTTTGACTTTGTGAATCGTCTATTTTCCGGAAGATCTTTCAAATCTTCCGTGCTCAACGGCTGCAAAGAGGCGAGTATTTCAATCACCGTCGGCGGGGTGGCGCTTGGAACCCATCGACCATGAGAATTATACCCACCGGGGGCATAGCGAGTTATGCTGAGCACGTCAGACGCGAGAAGTTTAAACGCCTGGCTGACATCAACTGCGATCATGCTTAGCATCTCCAACCCTAACGCTAATTGAGTTCACCAATTGACTGGTATCCCAAAGTGGGACATCTCCGATTTTTCCTTCAGACTCTTTCCTTGCTCGAGTTGATTCCGCCCACTCTTGATATGCAGAACTCTGGATCGCGTCGATAACATCTTGCTTGTAGTCCTCACCAAGAACTAATAGCTCACCATCGACATCAGCGCCATCGAGAAACATTTGATAAATTCTCACAAAATCCTTCTGATATTTAGATTGATGCTCATCGAATGGCTGACGCAGAAATGGTCGCGATGGTATTCTGCCATCTCGCGATCCGAACTCATGTACTGATCCGATCTCGACATTCGTCCCGTATTCACCATGAGCTACCTCGGCCTGACTCCCTTGAATTCCTACGAACGCAGCTCTGTTCATTCGGCTTGACCTGATTTCTTTAACGATGCGATTCCACCCGCGATCCTTGATTTTGATACGATTAGTCATCAGCGGAATCCGGTCCTCCGCTTATGTTATCCATATCGCGGGTAAACCATGGTTGCACGGCATCGTCATCTTCTTCATAGGTTTCTTTTTCTGCAAGTGATATTCCGCCGAATATCGGCAATACCATTGCTGCACCTGTGGTTATTCCTAATGGATCAAGATCTTTTGCCATCAGCAACCAATTCGCAGCTCGGTTTGATCCAGAAACAGAAACTTCGCCGACTGAAACATTTGTATCACGAGAGCATCGCGCAGCGAGCGCCCGAAGAATACATGCCGCCGCCATCTTGACATCGGAGTATAGCGTTAGGACGTATGCGATTTCTTCGTTTTGGATAAGATGATCGGTCTCGACCGTGTCACCAGTGAAAAAGCGAACACGGTCGAGATCCGTAGCGATCGGCAGTGTGTAAGTCCACGTCAAATAGGATCGCCCCCTACCGTCGTTTCTGTTGGAGAGTCTTTTTTCTTCGTGCCAATTCCACGCGGGACAATTTTAGCCGGCTCAACTGGACGGCCAACTTGATGTAGTTTTTTAGGAACAAAAGCTTGCACCTCCGCGTCAAGTGGTCTGTCCAGCCATCTCAGGTATCCACGTGCTACCCAGTAGTCGACATTGTCCCATCCAGCGGCCTCCGGAATTTGATCGCCGATTTTGAGCAATACATTCTGTGCTCCTCGTTTTACGCGGAGTGGTTTGACAACGATCCAAACTCCTCTTTTCTCAACATCCGCCATTGGTCAACCTCCTAGGTTAAACACGTATGGATGAAGGCACCGAGATCCGCTGCTACCAACTTCTGGTCATAGGCGATCTCACCTTCGATCCGGTCTGATGCAAATTGCTCCATCCGAAACCGTTTGATTCTCAGACCATCATTTCCGGCTCCGAAAAGGCTCTTCAGAGAAAACGTATACCCCGCTGACGGAAGCATGATGCCAGGATTTGGAGCCGAGTAGCAAATCAGACAGCCACCGCTGAATACACTGGCCATCGCAGCAGTCGCTCCTTCGGCGGCGGTGTTTTTGACCGCGCCGGCGACGTAGACATTGTCTACCTCGAGCACTGCGGCGAGCAAATCCACGGTGGGAATTTTGTCCTGTGTGACTTTGATCCGATCGAGAATATCAGTGTTGTCTTGCAGCGCCGTCCAGACATCTTTGGCGAGCACAACTGTGTTTGGTTGCTGTCCAGTTTTTGTATGGATCTGGAGAATTTTATCGCGAATCAAAGCAATCGGCGTGGACGACGCCGCATCCCATTTTGTACTCGGCGTATCATCTGCCGCCCCTGACCAAATGGATGTTGCAAAATATTTTGCCGCCCATTCGATCTCACGCTTGAGAAGCAGTTGCTGAGTGACAATCAGAGTAGCTTCGCGGTCCAAATTAATTGGCTGATCAGAGTTTTCTCGCAGTCGATCAGCGACGTCTTTATGCAACGCCAGAGGATCTCCGATTGCATATGTCGCAGTTGTGATACCGTATCCGGTTCCAACAGATTCAGTTCCAGGAGCTCTACGAACGGCATCACTCCTAAACCATTGGTCCTTGGCATAAACGAAATACGAATCGGATGCTTTTTCTACTGGAATATTAGGGAATACCCTCCCGGAAATAAATTTCGTTTGGTCCTGTAGGAAAGCAATTGAGATGTTTGTCAACGGTCTATTGACATGGACATCAGTCATTGT